GCCCCAAATTACTTTGGAACACACCAATATAAAGAGAAAGTCTGTGGATTCAGCAAATTAAGATCAAATATATATATATCTCAACATGTCCAACGCACAACAGGAAATGTTCGCGCAATTCCAGGCCTTTATGGCCTCGAAAGATGCTGCAGGAACCTCGCATCCTGTGCCTTCGACATCTGCTCATAGAAATAACCGCTCCTGGGGAAAGAAAGGTAAGAGTGGTGGAGGCATGCCTCGTACCAATGTTAAAGCCAACCTACCGCCTGTCGACACGTCAGCTAGTTTTCCTGCTCCATCAGGAAAGTATTTGGCAAAGACCGCGTCAGTCGAGAAGAATGACCCGCTTTATGCTGAAGCGTACTTCCCGGCTCCTGCTGATGAATTTAGACAGTGTGCGGATTACCAGGATATTTTCACTGGTTGTCAGGGTTTTCCATTGCTCGCCTCCGAGATTTACTCACGATTGAAGTCTTTGAGCCCATCGTTCACCAAGACAGTGCCAAAATGCGCCGTTGATTATTATCTGGCTGTTATGCTTTACGCACGTCTTCTTTTACTTCATCGTGAAAATGGAGGAGACCTTTCTTATGCAGAATCCGATTTCGTCGAATTGATTATGAGCGGCAAAGGAATCGCCACTGGAGGGTATACTATACCCAAGAGTTTCGCTTTATACTTAGCCGGTTTTGGCAACACGAGTTTGCCGAATGGTAGAGATCTGACATGGCGTATGTCTAAACCTACACTCGCTTCGGCGCAAATTGAGATTGCAGGTCGAGCCTTGACCATAAGAGGTTATTTCGGAGATATCGTCTCAAATATTCTACGTTATTCCATCTATCCGTCATTAGGTGTATTTGCACAACGTATTGTACAGGATCTAGCCAGAACTGAGAGTAATCAAGCTCCAGTTAGGTGGGATTTACCCGTGTCATTCCGTCTTCCGGGACACCCGATAACAGATAGTTGCTTAGGTTGTGAGTCGGCACGTCATATGAGTAATGAACAGGTTGCTACCCTCTATGACGCTGGTGTCACCATTGACGATTTTGGTTCAAATAATGCGGAACTCCACGTACACGTGGGTTTATTGAACGCTGTTCACCAGAAGTTAATGGGTATACCTATTTTACAGACCAAGACTCTACCAGTTAGTACTATCGGTAGTCAGGGACAGATACCCTATCAACAAGTTGTTGAGTTACATACGCCCGGGTTGAAGAACGCAGTCTTTAGTGGAAACAGTATCCTAAAGATAGCCAGTTCATCAGGTTACCTCGGAAGTTCTTATCTGTACCGAATTAAGAATGAGAATGCACCATCGATCCTACGGAATTATCTTCCCCTACACTATTCGAACACAATACCTGCAGATATACGAGCAGCAATGATGACCGCGTTTGATGCGAGCGATAATACTTTACGCTACAAACGCTTCGAAGTCGTACCATATTCAGCATCACAACGACTCGAACAGATCGTCTTGAAGGACGGCCAGGCCGCTTAAGCGAGCCAACATGGGGCGCAAGGATCCCCCTAAAATGATCCACGCTATGGTAAGAGGTACTTCCCCCGAGAGGGGTCTTGAAGGACGGCCAG